GCGCGGGCTTGCTGGCGGTCTTGGCCGCCTTTTCCGCGGTGCGGTACACGATAATACCACCGAAGAAGTTGGTGGTATGGTCAGCGTCTACCACGGCGGGTATCGTCACTCGGTTAGTGCTGACGGGTATATGGGTCGCCCTGCCAGCCACAATGGCGGTTTCCAACTTGGTTTGGAGTAGCTGTGCAATAAAACCCGCGGGTACCAGATACCCGCCTTGGCTCATGTCGCCCTCGTTCATGTGGCCCGCGGCGGCTACCTTACTCACGGCGCTTTCCCATGCCTGTAGCTTGGCCAAGTGGCCATTGCCGTAGAACTTCGTGCCCTTGCCGCTTACGGCGCTGGCAAACTCAGCGAAGCTAACAAACCCGCCATTCGGGTCGTCCATCAGCTTTTCCTCTGGTGAACTGGTAACGGTTACAGGGCTGGTAGTTTCCTCGGCCCCTATACCCGCGTTGAACTTGCGCGTAATCTGTGACGCGTCAAGCTCGGTTGCAATAGCCTTGCCCACTTCGGCGGCAACTTCAGTGGCTATCTTCTTAACATCTTCGGTTTGTTCCTCGTTTAACATAGTATGTTAAACCCCCTTTGTTTATTTGGGTATGCTTAATGCTGTGCGTAATCCGTCGCGCACCGCCTCAATTATGGTGGCGGTGGCGTCCTTGCCAATATCAATGGCGGATAGTGGTTCTGGCGGTGCCGCCAATGTAGTGGCTATATCGTCGGGCATGTCGCCGCCCGTTAAGCGCAATAGTGTGCGTACCAGTTCCCATGCTGGCGGGGTAGCATCGGTGCTGATGCCAGCCGCGTCAAGCTGGGTGGTGAGGTATTCTATTTCGTCAATCAGTTCTTCTTGGCTGGTGGCCGCCCTCTGGTGGCTGTTCCACAAGCCCCGTATGGTTACGGTTTCTGCCGCGCGGCCCCCTGCTGGGCGTTCCTCTCGCCGCATATCGCCCCCACATTCGGGGCACTTAATGTCCTTACAATGCTTATCGCTTTTCAGCTTGAAGCCACAATCAATGCACTCGCAGTTGTATGTTTCCTCGGCCTTGTCAAGCTGTAAATCTGGCACGGTTAAGTCGTCGGTAGTAGAATCCCCCACGCCGTTATCTTCAACCCCTGTGCCATCCCGCATGGGGGCTGTGTCAGCGATTGCGGGCCCGTCGCCAACCCGTATTGTACCAAGTTCACTGGCCGCTATCCGCAACCGTTCTGTCTCGGCTACCAGTTTATCAATAACGGTCGGCACCCCCTCGCTATCCCATAAGCCCTTTTCCTTACTTGTGATAACGCCAGCGGTAACGGCGTTCTGTAACGCTTCGGGGTTAGCTGGCACTGGCGCGGCCGAAAGCTCTAATAGTTCCTGCCGTATGTAGCGGCGGCGGGGTTGCTTGGCTTTCTTCCCTTTCTTGTCCTTGTCGTCGTCGCGGTCTTCAACTTCCAGCGGTATAAAGCCCACGCTAACCGCGTTCATAAACCCGCCCTTAAATAGACGGTATATGGTGTCGGCAAACGGGTATGTTTCAGCGTCGGCAAACTCTATCTTGAACTTTAACCTATGAACCCGCTTATCAATCCAAGTCTTCACCGAACGGCCTATGGGCGGCATGCTATAATCATGGGCCCACAAGAACACGGGGTTCTTTTCATAATTGGCCAGTTCCCAACCGTCGGCGTTAATGGCTTCGTCCATACGGTCTATGCCCTCGGTTGAACCGTCAAATACTAGCACGCGGCTATCGTCTGTTTCCTTAACCGCGCATGTTAGTATTGCCCGTTCCATAATCTTCTCAGTCATGGTTTACCCCCTCATTGACTTTGTATGTTAAACCCTTTAATAGCCTTGCGTTTTGCCGTAACAGTTCTAATTGCTGTTCAGCACTTTCAATAGACAGCTTGGCGGCTTCTAACTGGGCTTCTAAGCACCGCGCACTTGTAAGCATTTGGTCAATGGCGCGGTCAAGTTCACCAGCCATAGTCACCCCCTTATATTACTGGGATAAACGTGCATCTACAGTCAGGGTGAACGGGTATCATGCCATGGGCCTCGGCTGTAGGGTATACGTTGCCATGTAAGCCCATACATTCCTCACAGGTCCTTTCATCTAACGCGCAGTAAAACTCACTCCGTTCTATATGGTTGGCTTCATAGGTTTGTAGCGAACCCTCGTTACTGGCCCCTATAATCTCGGTGCGGGCTACCATGCGGGCCCGCTTTTCAAACCCGTCACGGTAGTATTTGCGTATGGCCCGTTCGGCCTTTGGTATGCTGTGGCCTTCCTCAAACTCGGCGGCCAACACCTTGCGTAATTGTGTACGGGTAGTGCCGTTTACCATTGTGGCCATCTTTAGGCTACGAGTCTTTAGCCACTCTAAGGCCAGTTGGTTTAGCACTCCCTCAATCTTTGCTACAGGTAGCCCCTTGCCCTTCTTTTCGTCTACCTCACGCTGTGTGGCTTCGGCCGCGGCGGTGAATGTTTCGGTCATTACTGGTTCCAGCCCCTTGGCAAACCGTTCAGCCTCAATATCTTCGTCAAACAGTATGGCGTCTATGTCACCGCTTCCCGCTTCCAAGTTGCCCAGCACGGTAGCCATCTGTTCATTCCATACCTTGTGGAAGTCGGCTTTGAACTTCTGTTCGTATTCGTCGTTCCTTATCACATACTTGCGCCATGCCAGTTCCTTAATGTCCACCCCTTTGGTAACCGTTCCACCGCTAAAGGTCTTGGCGGGCACTTCCAGCAAGCTCATGGGCACCAAGAACGTGCCATCGGCCTCTCGGTCATAGCCCAGCATTTCGCGGGCTTCCTCACGGGTCAGCACCCCAGCGGGTACCAAGTCTTTGGCCTCGGTAACCATAGCTTGTCGGTTCTGTGGTACGGGGTTTTCGTAGCCCATCTTCAAGCTGTCGTCGCCAAACAGCGGCACCAGTTGTTCGTTAAGCGCTTCGCATATTCGTTGGCAGTTCGGCTTCACCACGCGCTTAGAGTAGATATACTCGTCGGCTTCGGCACGAGCCCTGCTGCCCACTTCGGCCATGCCCATTATTGACTTCGGTACATGGTAAGCCCCTAGTACAATGTCGGGGGTTAGCTGGCGAAGTTTCCAGTATTCCATGTCTTTGTTTGACATGGTTACCATGTTAGCCTTGGCACCACCCCACAGAAAGCCCGTCTTGCGGGCGTTGGCCCAACCCCTGTACTGCTTATTCCAGCTATCAATTATGTCCTTACGTTCTGGTGCTGGAGGCAGTTCGGGGTATTCAATTAGCATGCTGGGGGTAGCGTCGTTGTAGAATACCCGTTGGTTGTAGCGGGCCGCAAAGCGTTCGCAATCCAAGTCCACCGACAAGCTCTGCACGGCCCCCAACCCTCTATACGGGTTTAACGGGTTTGGCGACATGATATGGATAACTTCGGGTATCTCCAATTCCATGCTTTCGTTGCCGCGCTTGTAGATATACTTCTCAATATAGGTTTCGGCCGACGGCCTTATGTGCATGTACTGTGGTGGTGCCAGCCACATCTCGGCGGGCTGGTTGCGCTTATTGAAGTTGAGTATTATAAACGCTTCTCCTACCAATGATAGGTACATCTGTAACAGTTCCACGAACTGATACTTGGTTTGAAACGGGTTTACATAGGCCCACATATCCAATAGCGGGTGGGTGTCCACTTCTTCGGTTTCACCGTTCTTGGTGCGCGTTAACTTCCATGGCACCTCGGCCACGCTGGACGCTATCAGGCTAACCACACCAAACAGCCAGCCCACTTGCCCGTATACGGCTAGGTACTGCTCATAGTTCCATGTCGGCGCTACGTCCATGTGGCTCATGTATGCGCCATGGCCCAAGCGGTAGCCAATAAAGCGGTTCCATAAGCGGCCCAGTAAGTTCTCAGTCGCCATATTAAGCCCCCTCTTAGAATGGTAGCGGAGGTGGGATTTGAACCCACGACCTCTAGTTTATGAGACTAGCGGGCTTCCACTGCCCTACTCCGCATCACCGCTACCTTAATACTCTAATGCGCATGTGCCGTGCTGTGTTATGTAGCTGGCCACATAGCGTTCGGCGTCCATAAAATGATACTTCTCTTTGTCCTGTATCGCTTCCGTCGGCAAGTTGTTGTTATCCAGCTTGCGGCGGTAGTCAGCCTTTTGCGCCAGGTAGTGAGTGCAGTTGTTAAACACACGGTAGTTATTGGTTTTGTGTAGTGTGATAACCCTGTCAATCCCAATCTCTACCTCTTTAACAGGTGGCTTTTGACAGTGCCACCCCGCCTCTCGCAAGTCACGGCGCCATTGGTCTTCACTGCCCGAACCACCAACTATGCGCAAAACGTTCTCCCCCTTGCTTAGGCCCGTTAATGCTTCGGCGTGTTCCCGTGTCGTCAGCCCGCCCCTCATGTATTCACGGTAAACATAACGGCGCGGTACCTTCTTGTTTGGTTCCTCGGCTATCCAGATAACCGCCGTATGCACTGGCCCGAAGTCCATACCAACGTAACGGGGCCATGACTTCGGTATCTGGAACGGTTCTACAACGTGGGCCTTATCGTCAAAGGCGCCATAGATTAACCCCTCTGGCCTCTCAAAGCTGGCGTCATACATCATGGAATGACGGTGTTTGCTCATGCGCTTTTTCATACGTTCGTAACTGGCCACAGGAAAGCGGGGGTTGTCTATGCTTCGCCAACGACGGCACTTAACGTCGTCGTCGTCCTGCATATCCCACACGTTAGTCTTTAGCCAGCCGCGGTTATACGGGGTAGTGGTTAGCAATACTTGGCCCTCGTAGAAGCTCACGCGCTGTAGCGCCGTTTCGTATGCTTCCAGTGACATCATGCCCGCTTCGTCTAACCAGTAGCCGCGCAGTGCGGGCCCCTGCATGGTGTCGGGGTTATCAGCGCTACCCAAGTACAGGTCACCACGGTTGGTTTTAATGATGCGGGTAACCGCCTTATAGTCTGGCTTGAAGCCCAGTAGCTTCAACCACGTTAGCA